TGCAACAGCATCAGTAGTTCCCAAGATTGCTAAATCTGCTACAGCATCTGCAGTACCTAATCGTCCTATCTCTGTAGCTTTAGCAGCTACTGCACCTATATCAGTTGCATCTCCAGCCACTGCTGTAATCTCAGTATCAATACCAGCAACAGTAGTAACATTAGAGTCTATTACTCCCACCTTATTTACATTGGCAATATTATCTGCGACTACATCAACTTGCCTAATATTGAGATTTGTACCACTTGTACTTGTTGTCCCATCCTTACCAAGTGTTAAAGTGTCAATCTGTACTTGATCAGTTGCTGAGGGCTTAAATGCATGCCAAGTTGTACCAGTTTCAGCATAAGCATACATTTGATTTGTATCATTATTAAAATAAATAGTACCATCATTTAGTCCTGCTGCATCATTATCTGTTAATGGATGAATATTAGATACTGTGATGGTTGCTGTATTAGATGTACTACCGGGATCTGTAAGAACAAGTGTGTCACCTATTGCAAAATTATGACCAAACGTAGCAAGAGCAACTGTCGGATTACCTGATCCATCTGTAGTTATATTGAATGATTGTTTATTTGATCCAGTAATTTGACCTGAACCAGATGTACTTGTAGCTTCAATATTAGTATGTGTTTGGCTTGCTTCCCATGCTCCAGATGGTGTAGGTGTAGTATCAGTTATTGCAGAAATTCCACTATCCTTATCTCCTAAAAACCTATCATCAAAATCATCATATTTAGCAGTTACATTATCATAATTTATTTGAGATAACGCAGCATATTGCTTTGCAGAAAAATTACTACCCTCAACAGCAACAGATGCAGTGTGTGAAGCACCGCCTCCCAAAGCCCATTGCTTTGCAGTACCTGCAGTTGGAGTTGTTCCTGTTGCCCATTCCTTTGCTGAATATTCTGAATCTGCTACTACCTCTCCTGTAGTTTTTGCCCATTCCTTTGCTGATCCATCAGTTGGGGCATTTGCTCCTACTTCAGTAGCATAAGCCTTAGCACTCCATTCTGATCCATTAACTGTTCCTCCTGTAGTTTGTGCCCAATTTTTAGAAGAACCTCCTAAAGTTGCCCCAGTTAATCCATCCTGTGCCCATGCTTTTGCAGATCTATCATTTGATGTTGCTCCATTTACAACACCACCATCCTGTGCCCAGCCTTTTGCAGAACCACCAGTAGACAAGACACCTGAATTAGCAGTACCACTTGCATATTCTTTAGATGAAAATTCTGATGTATCAACTGTACTATTAACTGTAGTAGCCCACTCTTTTGCTGAACCTCTACTTGCAGTGTTTGTTACTCCTGTACCACCAACTGCATAAGCCTTTGCTGAACCTTCTCCACTATCTGCTCCAGAAACCTGATCAATTACAGTTCCATCTGTTTTCTTAGCCCAATAAGCTGCAGTTGCACGTTCTTTTGCTATATCACCAGAGTCATCTATAATTCCTAATGCTGCGGTGTTAGCTAGACTGGAGCTTCCTGCTCCTATATAAATTGGACTCTTAGACATTTAGACCCTTTCTACTACTGATATAAAGACATCACATGTTTTAGAGGATGTTATTTTTAATATATCACCTGTTAAAGCAGGTGTTTCTGCATTGTTATTAGCATGTTGTAATACAAGTTTCCCCGGTATTAAATCAACACTTGTGTCTGCAGGCAGAGGTATTGTGTCCATGATCTTAATTGTAGTTGCATCATAGTAATTCGTATGTTCAACTGTAACCTCCCCTGCTTCAGTTGATGTGCTTGCAACAAGAAACCCTATTATTACAGACTCTGCTGCTCCCGGTTCTGTTTCTCCATCATCAGGTGCAGTATAAACTGTGGTTGCTGTTGCAGCAGGAACACTTTTTACAAAACGTCTGTACCTTTCTGCCATATTAATCTCCTAGTATCATTTGGTTCTTTCTGGCAACTCTTGCAACCATTTGTTCTAGGGGCACAGTACTGCCCTGATCAACAATGCTTGGAGTATCCAGTGTTGCTGTATTTGAAGAAAATACAAGCTTGCCCCCAGTTATAGTTGCAATTGTATTTCCACTGTTATCACTAATGGTTCCAGTGAATTTTGAATCATTAAGGACTTTATTTTCTAAGGTAGCTACACTATCTGCTGAGGGAACAAGATGACCTGCTCCTCCTAACCCGTCATGAACTCGTAAATCCCAAGGATCACCTGAAGCATCAGATTTCTGTACTGTAACTTCACCTTCAGAACCAGCAAATGTGGAATGTTCTGCTGATGTTCCCCTTCTAAATTTAACTGCTACACCCATTATCTTCTCACTATAAATCTGTTAAGGTTTACCCCACCTGTAATTGAAGCAGGATGGATTGGTTCAGTTCTGTGTGCATCAATAGTAATAGCCATTTTCTTATTCTTAAAGTATTCACTCTTCTCTACATTACGCAAATCATGTTCCTTAAGGTATGCCCTTTCAACTGCACCAAATGTTAGTGCATCTACCCATACGTAATCTATATCACAACTTGTAACATAATCTGTACTAATCACTGCAAATATTACTGCATCACCTTCTAATGAATTTGCCGTTGAATCAAATGTAAGACTCCTACCAAAATCATCCAATAATAAATCTGTGCTAGTCCAACCATTAAGTGAGTTTTGTATATATCTTGTTACAGGATCATATAGATCTGAATCATCTAGGAATGTATATGGAACTTCATCACTCATGCGTGGCGGCCTCAATGTGCCAGTAAGTTTTATTGTAGTCTCAGTTGTCGGGATAGGCCAGACTCTTATTGTGCTAGATGACTTTTGATCAATAACTAATGCTTGAGGTGTCCCTGAAGATGTAGTCCAGTCCTCTATCTTACTCCATATAGGGTTTCCAAATATTTCTGTTATAGAGTATTCTCCATCTTTTATAACTGTAGGGAGCCTTCCCTGTGACGCTAAGCTCTTCATTTCTGATGTTGTTACTACTGGTAGCTCCCTACCATCAATAGATCCTCCACTTATGTCCATTAGATTAGTGGGAAGACTAAGTAGATATGTTGTGGGGGTAATAGTTAAACTCTTAGTTGCAGTAGGCAAACGAATAGTTCTTACTAAATCCAACAACGAATCATGAATATAATTATTCAGCTCAGTCTTTGACCACCTAGTATAGCTTGTATCCTGAAGTAGGGTTATTACCCTTGATCTAATATCAGCTAACTCAATCATGCAACTTCAACTCTCTCAATCCTCTCGTTAACCTTATCCTTATCTATAGGGGAAGATTCAGGAGTCTTCAGTACCTGCACATTATAACGATTAACATTATACCCAACTAAAGGTGCACCTTCCTGTGCCTGATGATACTTAGTCTCAACTGCATCCATAAGAACACTAAAATGCCCCGGAGGTATAGCTCTGCGGGAATTACGTGGGAATCTTAATACCCAATCATTCCAAGTAACTGTAACTGGCCCCATCTGAGATGGATCATCACCATATCCAATTACTACAACGCCCCAACCTTCAGGTGTTTTTAAGTCTTTACCAACTTCCATAGCCATATCTTGTGCGAAAGTCTTATGGACAGACACCCTTTTCTTTCTACCTGAATCATACATTGGATTATTCAAGGTATGACCATATTCTCCTGTTGGAAGTAATCCTCCTGCTAATTCACCACTCATAATATTGCTCTCGTTTTAATGAAAAATAAAATTTTGCCAGAAGAAGGAGGATCACTACCTCTAACCCTGACTGTTAATCGGATCGCCCTATTAGATCCGTCTGGTGGAAGAAACATAGACTCTGGTCGCTGCTGAAACGAGTATGGTTCTTTTGGCAACCATGTCCATTTTAAATATAATTCCTTTTCTTCCTTTACTTTGCTCACTCTCCCTACACATATATCTGCCTTTACACCTAAGAATGGTTCAGTTAATACAACTGATATTCTTTCCGGCAGGGTATTTGAGTGAAGATAGTGTTCAAAATAAGCATTAGTAATTAAAGTGTTATTACCACCATCAAAACTCTGGTGGTTTATTTCAATTATACTTGTTTCCCTTATCGCTTCTGAAACAGGGGCAGGAGGTTCCCACCCCTGAAATCGTTGTGTCATTCACCTATATTAACTAATAGTAGATGCACCACACTCGATACGATATAACCAGTCTTCATTTAGGATCTGGCAAGCATACCAGCTCTTCCATCCAACTGAACCTGATTGTCCCAAAGGATCAGTAACTGCCGGTTGTGGCATTACTACCTTAGGAATCACAGCGTCATAACCAGAGAGTGATACACACCCTATGCATTCTGCTGAGAAAATAACAACAGGATATACCTGTACATTATTTGTATTCACAGTTGTAACAAGCTTCAGGGAAGCAATTGCTGCCCCAATCTCTGTTGCTGTTCCTGCTTCAGCATAATTACTGGTATCAGCTACAGTTCCAGCCGTACTACCAAATGATTGGCCTGTATGACCAGCTACATAGCCACTGGTTTGAGTTTCCAGAATATTCGTATCTTTGAACTCTGTTCCATCTGGAGTCTTACCAAACGGAGCTGCTTGAGTTGTAAGTACGAATCTGATTACGCCAACACTTCCAAGTTCCCCCGGTAGCATTTGCTGACCATTGTTACTGTACTTCACATAAGGAATGAAGCCCGGAAGCTTTTCAATATCCTTACGCAAGTCAGTATGACCTACGGCAACGTATGCCTCAGGTACTGGCTCAGTGTTATACTTGGGAGATGGAGTCATCTGCTTCGCAATCTTGCGAGCTTCATTGTACTCCAGTGTGCGGACTGCCGTATCAAGAATATTAGTAGACGAACCAGTAGTATCACCAGACGTTCCACCAATCTCTGCATCCACTGTTGCACGAGTAGTACCACCAGCATAAGCGGCTTGAGTACCAGAACGTGCATGTAGAAAAGTAATGAAGTCCATAAGCTCTGCAGCCTGAATTGACTGACGCTCAGTGACTTGTTGAATGATAGGATCAGTCGCTGCTGCAACCAATACATCAGTAGTGGCAACATATGAACCATATTGGTTCAGCTTTACCTTGATGATTGTCTGGAGCAGTGTATCGGCTGGAGGCTTTACTCCCTCAGCCAACGGAACCATCGGCAGAGCGAATTTTTCAAATCGCTTCCATCGTACCTCAAGTCCCTCCTTCTGAGCCTTCGTTTCCTTCTGAGCAAATCGAGCCATTATCATGGATCTCTTCGCTATCGATAGAAACTTTTTTTGGATTTTAAACGCCTCCGTTTCGTCAAGGGAGCCGTATTTCATAGTTCCCGCAATGGATGCTACACCCGTAGCACCTCTGTTTGCGTTTGAACCACCTGATGTCCAGTTTGTAGCCATTATCTTACTCTATTAAAATGTTTAAAAATTAATCTAATGTAGAGCAAGAACGAACCTTAACTCAGTATCCTTCTTCAGGAAGTGAGTTAAACAGAGCTTCACCTGAAAGCCCTTGTGTAGGATCTGTAGTTGTGGCTTGAGGTTGTGATGACCCTAGTAACTGAGAAGCTTGTTGTCTTCTCACATCTTGTTTGTTATTCCCAGTATAAGGCTGATCGCCTTGCATACTTAAAAATAACTGAATCACTTGAGCCTTCGCCTCATTATCACCCTGAGTCATACCCAGCCTACGCATTGAATCTTCATTCACCCAGTCTATAAAGGTTCTGTCATCTTCAATTGCAGGCCATATTCCGAACCCAAGTATGCCATCGAAATACGATTGCTGCGATATAGCATCATACTTTTGGTTTAATGTGCTAATCGGTTCCTCGTATTTATTTTCTACATACCTGTTGATCCTGTCCTCTACATCATTTATTTGTTGTTGCTTGAATTGACTCAATTGCTTATTAACAAGTCGCTCTGCTAACTTCTCAGAAGTTTTCATAACCTCAGGGAAATCTTCCATAACCCTTTGGTCATCTTCACTCAAAAAGTTTTCATCGGAATAAGGATCAGGTCTTTGAGTTTGTAAATTGATTTCTGATTCACGCTCAAGTACTGCAAGCCTAGCTCGCAAGTCCTGATTTTCCGCATCCTTTTCTTTCTGAGAACTGAAAGCACGATCTGCATGTGGCCTTAAGTCCTCATAACTTTTTGTTACTGAATTAAGCTTTTGTTGTAATTCGGCAATCTCATCTTCTCTACTTGCCCCTTCGTTACTTGCTTGAGAATCAAGCATTTCTCCCTCAAAAGGAGGTGCTTCATCTGGCATAAGTCACTCTTCGTTATGGGTTAATACATTCCGGACAAATGTTTCAAGGTCAAGAATATTCTTGATTTCTTTTATTTCTCCGATTAGTACGTTAAAGGAGGCTACTTCCTTTCCGTCATAGAGGGGCTTCTCAGAGAGTCTTTCCTCTTTCCGTCTAAGTCTGTCCTCAAAAAATTCAGATAGCTGGTTCCATCGGGGATCTTCCCTCAGGCTGAGCAGGTGCTCCAGCTTCTCCCTGTCTATCTGCACCTTGATTCTCTTGTTGTTGAACATCTTCACCACGAAGTTCTGTTTCTCGTTGTTGCTGTGCTTGTTGTTCTTGCTGTTGACGTTGCTGTTGAGCTTCCATCTGCTGCTTCTGCATTTCCTCTAACAACAATAACGAGGTTTGTTGTAGTAAATCAGGTAGGTTTTCACTTAGAGTTAAGTCCCCCTCCTTAATCTTTGCAAGCCTTTCCTGTATGATTCCTTTTCTTATATCGGCAGCTACTGCCTTCTTCTCATCTACAAGTGCTTTATCTTCATAATTCTGGTTTTCCAGATCCATTTGCATTTGAGCCTGTTGAACTGCAGACTGTTGTTCCTGCTGTGCATCTTCTGCAGCTTCTTCCTCAGATTTTATTAATCCATCTATTTCTAATCCTAACCCAGCTTTTAGTGGGACGGCAAGCTTCTCAAAATTAAATCTATTCCTCATCTCAGGAACCTGACCTACAACCTGTATCAACTGAAGTACCTGTTGTATTGTTACCTCCTTTGCCATGAATGTGTCAAAGCTTTTAGCCTGACAAAGGAAGTCTCCCTTAATGGATAAGTCATCTGAGTCTGCCATTAACCAGTAATATATGGCAGATACGTTTGAAGTAACTAAAGCATTAAGTGATCTTACTACACTTGTAGTTAACTTATTCTGATTCTCATTAAGGATCTGCATCCCTGTGGCAGTTTTAGTCTGGTACTGTGCCCCAGATCCCATACCAATAGGAGTTTGTCCTGAAGATAAATCAGTATTCCTTTCTACTATCCTAAGTAAGTCTACAAGTCCACTTGTTACATCTGGTATTAATACTGGCCTGAAAGCATCATTGACACTTTCACCAGTCTTCATCCTGAATATCTTACCGGGGAATACATCGTAAAAATCATCTTGTGTACTATCAAAGGCATTAGGGTTAATCGCAAACATTGGTTGCGATGACATTGTTTTCCCTTCAACAATCATTCCATAAATAAAGTTAACCATAGATTGATCATCACGGATAGCCTCATATATACCACTACCCCAGATACTATCTTCCTGCTCCTGCCAATAACAAAAATCATATGGTATCCTTCCGTCAAATGGATTAGGAATTGCCCTTAATACTTGATTACCAAGAACAGTAACAACAACAGGGAGGTTAATTGGCCCAGCTTCTTGCATTTTTTCTGGAATATCCATGTGCTGTTCAAGCTCCTGCTTGCCCAACCCCCTGTGCCACAACTCCAGAATACAGTAGTTCTTATTCTTGTCGTAGCTGGTACTCCACCTTTTAGGTGATGAACCTCCTATATCTGATACTGTCTGACCCTCACCCGTTTCAATACATCTCTCAATAAGCTCTGCATCTATTGCTCCATTAGATGACTCTGCCATTGCTCTTAATTCTTGAGCAGACATATAACGCCTCTGAATTACCCAGTCTAAATCAGATTTCCCTGTGGAGCCGGAGGAAGGGAATACATCCCAAACGGAGATCCACTCGACATGAGGATACATCTCAGATTCAACTGCTTCCTCAATCATCTCCATTAAAGGATCTGCGTAAGCTGTCTGGTACAATGGAAAGTCAATCTTCTTGAGGACTATTGACTTGGTAACACCCGTACCATACAGTGTCTGCTCATTGATCACCTTGGATAAAACATCCTCATAGTTTGTAATATCCATAATGTCCCTGATTTTTAACTCACAGTTCTTAGCCCTAAGTGTAGCTTCATCATATGGTGAATCACTTTTCAGGACTTCAGGAACCATGAACTTCGGCCTGCGTGAAGGGCTGATCTTAAATGGGATCTTACCCTGCTGGAACGTAGCACTCATTAATTTTGTCCGTGCCTCGTGAACCTTGCGTCTAGTGAGATTCACATATATCCCACGTTCCTTAGCAATCTCTACTGCCTTAGATACTACATCTGGGAACTCCCCACGCATAGCATGCCATGCTGATTCCCATATCTCTTCTTTATTTGTACGTTCAGTATCGGAGGAAGCTTCTGTATAAAGCTCTTGTACCAATAAACCTAACGTATCTGGAAGTAACCCCTCCGGCTGGTCTTCACTATCAGACGTAATATAGTGGTCACTTTCCTTTGCATACTCTGCCATTATCGCTTTCTTTTTCCTTTACGCTTAGGCTTTGGCATTCCATATCCACCATGATTTCCCGACATATCTATCTCCTTTTAGTTTTAAGTCCTCATTGGGGGGTTTTTAGGGGGTGTTAGAGTATTAACCATAGTATTTCTTTTTAATACAGGGCGATCTGAGCATCTTTTTTTCTAACAATCTATCATTATCAGCTTATTTCAGGGGTATGTGCTCGTCAATATAAATATTACTTTACTCCCTGATCTGATCCATAAAAGATTCATAAC